AATATTTTATATCAATATTGATAGGTATAATAATGGGTTGTTTTTTATATAATAAGTTTGATAATGATTTAGTTATAGTAAGTTTAATATAATTAGTTTAAATAATTAATTTTAAATGAATAATTAATTTATAAAATGGATAATCGTGGTGGAACTTCTATTGAAGAATTAATGCGTGGAGGTGGACAAAGTTCTCAAGATGATGATGAAGTTATTAATTCAATATTATCAGAGATTAATTCAGATAAAGAACAAATAATGAATAATCAACAACAACAACAACAACAACAACAACAACAACAACAACAACAACAACAGATGATGCAACAAAGACAAGCACAGCAAGAACAAATGATGAAAAAACAAATGGAAATTCAAAGAATGAGAGAACAAGAAAAATTTAGAATGGAAATTAAAGATCAAGAAAATAATAAAAATATATGTGAAAATATATCATTAATAGAAGAATTTAAAAGTTCTATGATATTTTTTATAATATTTATCTTATTAAATTTAACACAAATGAATGATTTAATATGTGGAGCATTATCTATAGAAAATAATAATATATTTATATTATTAAAAACATTTGTAGCTACAGTTATATTCTTTTTTATTAATAAATTAGTGCATAAATATATTTAATGAAATTGTATTTGGGATTTACCATCAGCAATTTGTAAGATATTATAATTAATTGCGTATAATATCATATTAGGATCAGTAATTTCTAAATTTGTTGTTTCAATATCTAATTTAATAGCGCCTATTTGACCTTGATTTGATATACATCCCGATGGTTGTGTATAATTTAATGGTTCTATCGAAAAAGGTACCATACCAATAGAATCTAATTGTCCATGATTTTCAGATGTGGTAGATCCAGCATTTAAATCACGACCACAACCAGGAAAATATTTGTTAATATTCATTTTTGTGAAGATTTCTTTATTTAATCTTATTACAGCAGGGTATAATGGATTTCCACCAATATTTATATTAAAACTTTTTAATTTTAATTCGGAAGGTGTTGTTAAACTATTAGAAGCAGAAAAATTAGAATTATCTTCATTTGGTTTTCCAACCATTAAAATATATTTACATAATTTAAAAGCACTTTTTACATCTTGAGTTTTACTTGATATATCTATTCTAGTAACACTTTCAGTCAGATAATTTAATTGTGATGTTAAAAATCTAGATTTTTCATCATTATCTAATTGTATTAATTCTTGTATTAAATTAGATTCATATGTTAAATGAAAACCACCATCTGGATCACTAATTAATTTTTCTTTTGGTTTAAATTTTACATTAAATTTAATAGTATCATTACGCATAGATAATAATGGTAATGCTAATCCATAATCTTTCATAAAACTAAATTCTGGTATTGTATAAAAATATTCTGTTTGTATGGTATCATTATCATTAAAACTATCATTAGGTATAGTTATCCCTCTAACACCTCCTGATAAAGTTGTATAATTATAATGTGATCCACTTTTACAAGATATATCATATGTGTTTCAGAATTTAATTCTAATTCAGGAGCGTGTGTCCCAGAACCACTATCAAAAGTTAATGACATTTGATTTAATAATTCTCCTTTAACTTCTTGAAATAAACCTCCAGATTTAAATACTGCTCTATTATTACCTATTGTAATAGATAATGCTTCATCATCATTATTCTCAATAAAATTGGAACCCAAATTAGCAAAAATCAGCAGCGCAGCATCAGCAGTAGTTTTTTTTATAGTTATTTTGTTTTCTAAATATATTTTTGCTAATAAATCTTCTGAACCAGTTTGTATATCTTTGTTTTGTTGAAGTTCTGTAGAACCTACTGGTGCTAAGTTATCAGTTTTAAAATATTTGCTAAAATTTGTATGCTTTCTGTATACAGATTTAAAAAAAGTTATATCAGGATTATTTAAAAAATATTTCCTTTCAAATTCTCCAGTTTTAGTAATTAAACTAATAGTACCTATAGAACCTGTCATAGTATATAATATATATTATAAAAAAAAGATTATTCAAACATGTAACTAATTGTTTCATTTGATATAGTTAAGAAATAATAACAAACTACAAATACTTTAGTGTTATATTTATTACCTGTAGCATCTTTTTTTATATTTAAATCAATATTATTTATATTTGGACTTATACATCCAGAAGGTCCATCTGAATTTTTCAATGAAAAATCTATTAAAGCAATATTATTATCTACTACAGTATTACTACCATTTATACCATTATAAATACAACCTTTAAATTTATTTAAAATTTCAACTTTTGAGAAAAATTCATGGTTAAAGAAAGAAGAAAATAATTTATTACTATTAATAAATAAATTATATTTTAATTTATTAAAAGGGATGGTGCTGGATTGTTCATTATATAAATATATTCGTTTTATAGGGTGATTAGTACTTAATCTATTTATATTTATAATCCCCATATTATTATTATATTGTGTAAATGCTGAACCAGAATTTAATATATTAACTCTTTCATATAAATATTCTTGTTTAGAATTTTTAAACCTTAATTTTTCTTCATCTGATAAGAATATATATTTTGAGATAACAGAAAATTTAAATAAACCTATTATATTATCATTAGTAGTATCATTACTCGTATCAAACTTAATTATATCTTTATCTTCACGGGTAATAATAATTTGCGGTTTAGTGTTTGTTGTATTTAAAGCACATAATGGTATTGCATTGCCTATAGATTTAGAGAAAGCAAATGGTAATGGTATAATAGCATTCATATCAGTTATAATACCATTAGCATTATTATTATTAATAACACCACCACATAATGCCATATTTTGAAAATTATTGCCATCATTACAAGTTAATTTACCATCATCTAAATTATAAGTTGAATTATTAGATTTAGGATTATTCAACATAGCATTAAAATTAATATAATCTTTATCCAATTTATCTATTTCAATATTAGGACCTATCATATTCAATGTAATATTTTTAATTAAATATAATGGTAAATCATTAGACCATTTTGAATTAGGCGCATGTGAATTAGTTTCATTAATTAAAACTTTTAATGAAATATCACATAATAGATCAGCATAGTAATTTAAATCAATATTAATAGAATCATTATTACCTTTAAAATCAGTATTATCTGAACTAGGACGTTCTTCTTTATAAGAAATAGTAAATTTAGTATGTTTTCTAAAAACACTTTTAAAATATGTAATACTTGGATTCATAACAAATGTAACATTCTCATTATTTTTAAGAATAATAGTTGAAGACATATATATATTTATAATTTATTTTATTTGTTTAACTATAACTAAAAATATGATATACCTGCTTGACCATTAACAATTCTTAATATATTATAATTAATAGCATATACATTTAATTTCTTATATTTTTGATAAACCTTACTACTACTACCACCTCTCTCTATTTTTATATCATCAATATTAGAAAAATTACAAGTACCACTAGGTGATGTGTCTGTTGGATTTAAAGCAAATGAATATACTGCTATACTATCTGGTACAGATACAGATCCACCTTTGTGATATTTATAAACATTTTCTCTAGTAAAATATTGTAATGGTCTAGATTGGCATCTATCTGTTGAATTAAATTTCAATTTATATGTTACATAATCTAAACAATCAGGTGTACTAGGTCCTAATAAACCTTGTACAAATTTACCATTGCCTATCTCTGTCCATGTTTTTTTAGCAGCATTACCACCAATTATAGCCTCTTTTGTTACTTTTCCATTTACATCTAATATACCAACATAACAAGCATTACCAAAACTTTTACTTTCATTAGCATTTTGAATACCACCACCATATAAGCAATTATCATCTCCTGTATTACCATAAACCCATCTTATTCCTGAACTATGTGAAAATTCACCTGTATTTAACTTATCTATAGATTCTGCATTACTACTTGTATTAGTGGCACCCAAACTTATAATATTATTATTTAGATAAGGTTGACCTGTCCATATTAATTCTTTAACAGGATGTTGAAATGATGATATATCAATATCCTTACTTGTTTGTCCATTTTCATAATGAAATTGTAACTGTTCTATAAGATATTCATGTGAACTCTGTGAAAATCTTTTTCTCTCCATATTATCTAAATATATATATGTAACTGCAATATCAACATTAAAATTAAATTTAGGACTAGAATCATTATTTAATATACCTTTTAAATTATTCCCGATTTGATATGCATTTACTACATCATTTGTATTATTTATATTTTGATCATATGTTATAAATTGTTCATGTAAACTAACACCAGATTCAAGTTCTCTTGTCCAATTAGCATCATCTGATGAAGCAAATTGCATATATAATTCAACATCAACACTTTTATGTAAAGCACATAAAGGTATTGCTAAACCAGGTGATTTACAATACCAGAAATTTAATGGAACAGTACAATCACCTAATATATCTCCTTTTGATATAGATTCAGATATTTGTGAAGCATTTAATAGATTTGCTGAATGTATTGGTGGATTCACTAATTTAAATTCTACTAATGAACCAGATAGGTTGCTGTCGGCGATGAAATCTGTCCCAGTTATATGTACGGAACTACCATTTACACTACTTATATTAAATTTTGATGAACCTATCTTTTCTGCAGTATAACTGGCACCTACAATAAATTGATTTAAACCTTTAATATCATAAATAAATGTTGCTGATGCTGATGGTGGAGAACCCTGTGTATATGTAGATAAACTAGCATTAAATCTAGATCTATTCATACCAGAAACATGACCAGATGAAGATGGTCTATTATTTATAGATGCTACATAATTATAATTAGAACTATAACTAGCACTGCCCAAACCTGTACCA